ATATACCTCGTCTTGATACCGTTGTTTATCTGAGGCCCATAGGGTCGCTTGTTTTGCTGATACAGACAATTGGCCGAGGCCTTAGGCTTTGCCCAGAGCTAGGCAAGACGGACTGTCTAGTCCTTGACCACGCGGGAGTATTCGACCGCCTTGGCCACCTATACGACTCACCGATGCTTGAAGAGGCTCAGCTCCAGAAGGCAAAGATCGACCACGACATGATCCAGTGCCCGAAGTGCGAAACGGAGAATAGCAAGTTCGCCAGGCGCTGCATGGGTAAGGATATGGAGCAGCCCGATCTGCGCTGCGATTTCTTCTGGCAGTCTCAAAAGTGCAAGAAGTGCGATTGGGAAAATGATATCTCTGCAGTCGAGTGCCGCAACCCTGGATGCCGGCATGAGCTGCGCGACCCTAACGCCCAGCTGCTGCATAAGGCCTACTCTGACGACGAGATGGTGCCTGTGGTCAGCATGAAGATCACCTCAACGAAAAATCGAGCCGTGATGGTTCAGTACATCCTCCATCAAAAGCCCGAGAGCGGCTGGCCGACCGAATTCTATGCCGTGGAGAACGACAAGATGGTGCGAGTTTGGCGGGCCCGGTTCGTTTCCGCTCATGTTAGAGACCCGGCCTGGCGATCGAGAGTTATGTCGATGCGATCTGCAGAAACCATCGTGAAGAACCAGGCGGTTTTCGACGCTCCCACTCACATTGCCTTCAGGGTCAACGAGAAGGGAAATCACGTTGTTGGCCGGAAGCGGTTCATCAGCGGCAGGGAGGAGGGTCAATCTAGCTCTTGATAATGCCTGTCAGTATGTTATGCTTGATATTAATAAGGGAGGAGCAAAATGATGATCTGGGCAGGCCTTGGTGTTGTCATGATTATAGCCATAGGCATAGAAGGAAATATCGTTGAGTTCCGAGAATGGTTAGCGGAAGAGTTTTATTGAATTAGTATTTTAAGGAGATTGATCGATGGATAAGTTGTTTTATTTGCAGGATAGCCGATCGAACCTGGGCAGCAACGTAGTGTTCTGGCATATCGATGGCTGCGGCTATGGAACCAATCTTAATAATCTGGAGGTGTACACGCTGGCGGATGCTCAATCGCATCACAACCGCCGTAACAGCGATGTGCCTTTGCTTAAATCGTTAGTCGATGAATTGAGTGTTTCCGCTGTTGATCACCAGGCTCTATCGGATGCGGGGACAGAAGACAAAAACGATGAATACGTTATACAGCGCAAAGGGCGCTGGAATGGAAACGACATAAGTTTTGTTTGTCGCTATGGCGAAACTTACGACTACAGCAAAGCCGAGGTGCTTTCAAAAGGGGAAGCCGAGCAGATTTTCACGGATTCAGAGACCCACGCCATCTTTTCTAAAGCCTCTATCGACAAGGTGGCGCGGCGAACATTCCAGGTCGACAACATCGATAAAAAAGCGATGATCAAGCAGGCGGGCATAAAACTGGTAAAACCGAAGCGGTCCAGGCCAACAGCAGGCAAGACGCGGGGCAACTGCCCTACTTGCGGCAAGATCACATGGGATTATAACCCTTATGAGAATGCCTGTTGCTCAAGCTACTGCGCGCCGGTTGGCTACAACTTTTACTCAACCACGGAATAGCCATGCCGTTCAAAACTTACGACTCAGGCTACAGAGGCGCCTGCCGGAAGGAAGACGCCGAGCAGATCGACTGCGTGGCCTGGGTCAGGCACCACTACCAGGCTATGGCCAAGCTGCTGATGCATCCTCCCAATGAAAGCAAAGTGCCGGTCCAGTACCGGGCTCAGCTATCGAAGATGGGAATACTGCCTGGGGCGTCCGATTTGATCCTGCTTTATCCTGCCTCTGGTCACCCCTACGCCCTGTTCGAGCTAAAGCGATGCGATCGTACCAAGTCGCGCTTATCTGCTGCGCAGCGTGGTGTCCTGGATGCTGCTGATGCCGTCGGAGCGTTCGCCAGCGTCTGCTATGGGTTCGATCAGTTTAAGCTGGCGTTCATTGATTATATTGGTTGACCTTAGTCTTTAGATAGCTATACTGTCAGTCATCAGAAGCAATCAACCAAGGGAATCCCATGAATCACTGTCTTGATAAATGCTGCGGCTTAAACCCGGTCCAATATGTGCCCGCATACTGGGGTAACTTAAAGCTTTCACCAGATGCCGGATACTCTATCGAATGCAAAGAATGCGGAAGAGCAGTCTTTGGTGACCTACCAGGTGAGGCAAGAGATAAATGGAATTCAATTGACTCTACTGCAAACCAAGGAGAGAGCCATATGCTTGAACCAATGGATTATGAAGACCTCATCAAGAGATCTGAAGCAACCACCAGAGCCATTATTGGTGACGATGATAGCGCTTGTAATTTTAGTGCAGGAATGTACGGCTGCTTGTTATCTCATCTTAAAAACGCAGTGAATCGGCACAACCTGCTGCTGAAGCTCTACAACGAGAAAATAGAAGAGTGCAACAAGCTGATGGAGTCCAAGCAATGAACCTGCCACCAGCAGTGCAGCAAGCCCAGGGCATCATCCTGGCACAGGAGCAGCAATTCAACAGCTTGGTAGTGGACGACAAGATCAAGTTTGCCGCCGAGTCACAGTTTGCCTGTCAGTTGATGCGCGCAAATAGCTACCTGGCCGGCATCGCCACCAAGAACCCGCAGAGCATGATCGACGCGGTGATTAATATTGCGGCCATCGGCATCAGCCTCAACCCAGCGCAGAAGCACGCCTATCTGGTGCCGCGTGACGGCAAAGTGTGCCTGGATATCTCCTATATGGGCCTGCTGCACATCGCGACCGACAGCGGATCTATCATGTGGGGGCAGTCTAAGATCGTCCATCACAACGATACCTACGTGAATAACGGTGTGGATAAGGCGCCGACCCATGAGTATGCCGCTTTCGGGAACCGCGGCGAAATAATAGGCGTCTATTGTACGGTTAAGACTGCTGGTGATGATTTTCTCACCGAAGAAATGGATATCGAAAAAGTCCACGCTATACGACAGAGATCTGCAGGATTCGCCAGTGGCAAGAAGTCGCCTTGGAAAACTGATTACGAGCCAATGATCCGCAAAACCGTGGTCAAAAGTGCCTATAAATACTGGCCTCGCTGCGAGCGTATTGCGCAGGCGATCGACTATCTGAACCGGTCCGGCGAAGGAATCGACTTCGATAACGAGCGCCGCGCCGCCGGGCCTGTCGATGTGAATCTGACCCCAGAGCAGATCGAGAAGATCACCAGCCAGATTGACGAGCTCGGTACCACCAGAGATATCGTCCTTGGCTTCGCCGCCAGCAACTTATTCAAGCGGGATGTGCAATCCCTTGCCGAGCTGACCAAAGACGAAGCAAGCAAGCTTTCTGACCTGCTGAGCCAGCGTTTGGGCCAGCAGAAGCAGAAGATGGAAAAACCAATTGATAGTGATGAGGTGTTTTGAGATGAACAAAGAGCAGGGTCGAATCAGTATTGAGAAAGAAGTAATCGATAGATTCGATATCAAAAACGCCAGATGGTATGAAGTTATTTCCTGGCTGTTAACCTTTGGTCGATGCGGAAAGCTGTTTTATGTTCAGCAGACGAAAGCAGATTCATGGAAATCTGTTCCGATGAAAATGCAAAATTGCCGATGCATCATGGTTCCGATTCTGGATGCTCCAGAGCCGCCCAACCCGGCAGATATTTCAGGAGAACTCCAATGACAACCCACGCAGACCTACTAACCCGCCTAGCCACCCACGAAGCCCGGCTAGGATTCAACCCGGTCACCGTAGAGCAGCAGACCTTCGACTGGTTTAAGATGCGCCTTGGCGTTATCACGGCCAGCAAGGCCAGCATTCTGCTGATGAAGTCCGGCAGCCTGACCCGGCAGGGCTACATGGCCGAACTGGTCGCAGAGATCGCCACAGGAGCTCCGCAGGAGGCGGTAAGCGCCAAGGCGATGCAATGGGGTAACGACCACGAACCAGCCGCAAGGGAGACATACCAGTTCATCACGGGCCGATCTGTTGAGCAGCTGCCGTTTGCCTATGGAGACGAAGCCATGCGCACCGGCTGCTCTCCGGACGGCATTGCCGACGATGGGCGCGGCGTTGAGATCAAGTGCCCGTTCAGCAGTAAGAACCACATCGAATCTCTGGCGAACAACGTGATCAAAAAGGATTACATCTCTCAGATTGATTACAGCATGTGGGTGACCCGCCTGGAGGCGTGGGACTTCTGCAGTTTCGACCCGCGCATGCGCAAGAATAACCTGCACCGGGTCGAGAAGGTAAGCGGCCCCGGCGTCAAGTTGTTCGATGACGCCGTGCCGCAGTTTATTGAGGAAATGGACCGCATGCTGGCTGCGGTCGGGTTTGAGTTTGGGGATCAGTGGGCCTAGAGGGAAAGGCGCTGCTCAATGAGAAGCGCCACCATCTCCACTCCATTTATTATCTACGGCTTGGTAAACCGAACTATCCTGATATCCTCTTTGCTTATGGAGCAGCATGCCCACATGAAAGTGGCTCCTTCAAACAACCATGAATATGCAGCAGCCGGGCCTGCTTTGAAAGTTCCTGGGAACACCGGGTCGGTACTGAATCCTGTACAAGTTGCAGCAAGCGCACCGCTGACAGATCCAGTAATAGCGAACGCTGAGACTGTATCCCAAGTCCCGGTAACTTGCTCGGCTTTAACCTGCGCATTAGTCAAGTCTAGATCATCAATCACAACAGCCGTGGCCCCTGACGTTGCTTGCGTCAATATCTCTCCGGCAACCAGTGTCTCTCCAGCGGACAGAGTCAGGATCGCCATCCCCTGCTGTATAAAGCGCACAGTCTCTTCTCTCAATCCTGTCTCTGCATCGAAATACGCAAGGAAAAGAGGATCGCGACCAGATTGCAAGTTCCCTGATACTGCGATTTTTCCTGATGCTAGACGCAGAGAATTCGTTGCTGACGGGCTATTGGGGATAGTCGAGTAGCGAACAGGAGTCCACGTATCACCCCCGTCTGTTGAGTGCTGTATTGCTGAAAACACATTTGTCGGCCCCGTGATTACCCGCCATATTCTCACGTAAAACTTGCCGTCACCGCGAACATCAACAGTTGTCGGCTCAGAGAATTTATAACCATCTTGCAGTAAAAACCCAAGCCATGATTTTTGAGTAAATCCCGTGTTCGATCCTCCCCATGTTCCAAATAGCTCAGCATCCCCGATAAGCTGTGGGCCAAGAATGGGGTCATGATCTATAGCAGAAAACCCGCCAAGAGGGGTGTAAGTGTCAGGGCTAACCCTGAACAACGGCCCCAAGGTACCGCCGTCGATACATTCCCTGGCAACCAGCGCTAGTCCATTTGAAACCGCGCTGCTGGCTACCTCGTCAATAGCAGCAACGATATATAGTTTCCCGACATCATCTCTCGCAAACACTCTCGGGTAAGAAAGGCGGCCTCCGCTGGGGAATGATGCCCCTGTTGCGGTCCACGTTGACTGGGATGGAACAACTTCCAGGAGGGACCCGAATACCGGAGTCCCTGCCGTGGCATCTGCGCTAGATATAACCGTGCGCTGACCGCCCGCGTCTTCATTGGTTCCAGAGAGTGAATGGGCAACCCAAATCCTTCCGTTCAGCTCATAGCAGCTAGTATGATGACGGTATCGGTGCGACGCCAAATCCCCTTCTGTTACTGCTGCGCCGTTGGGTTGCGATACAGTTAACACCAGCCTGCCCGGCACAGGGGTTGCTAAAGGACCAACCAAAGGACTACTTGAAATCTCTGCACCAACTTGACCGCCTCCCCATTCGAGATAATCCCCGGCCACTTCAACCAGATCCAATCGCGTATGGGCCGCACCGCCCAGCCTACGGACTGCGACCCCGCCCGATTCGCGTCCATTTATAACAGCAAACCCTGAAGATGAACCGACGCGTATGGACACCCTCTTCTCAGTCTCTCCTTCTTTTGGGGTGAGATCCGCAGAGATCCGCAGGTTCTCATAATCATTCGCAGCACCAGTGGTGGCGAGTGTTGCATGTCTGGAAGACACCTCATCATTTAAAAACATTGACGCGATGACATTTGCCCCAGCGGTGTTGGTTGTAACGAACGTGTCAAACTTTGCCAGCACATGGCTATTTTCTCGTTTCGGGCTGATCCATCGCTGAATTACTTCGTCGCCTTCATCGTTACGAGGAGGAGTGTCGTCTTCAATGACGGCAGTTGTAAGCTCCGCATCTCCTGCGCTGTTAGGGATAGCCAGCGCCCTTGAGATCTCTTCAAATGGTTCATAGAAATTCTTGTCGATTTCAGTGACGCCATTCAACATTAACCGGCCAGGGCCTGTAAATCGAAACAAGAAAAAGGACTTGGTGACGGAGTAGTCACCCTCTGGTAGGTCAACGATATCAGTTCCCGAATTGAACGCAGATTCAATCTTCGCCGTTTCATCGGCTACACCGAGCCCGGTGGCGCCGAACATTTTAGCGCCGACATCCGTCGGGAAACCTTGTTTAAACTGAAGACCGTTTGCTAGATCAATAAATTCCCCTCCGTCTGCAGCCCCTGTTGAAGCAGCAACGACGGTACCAGTCAGCAAGCCGGAATTATTTCCAGTGGCATAATCAACAATATTCACAGCCATGCCGACAACTAGATCGACCACCACCCCATCCAGAGACACCGGGCTGGCAGTGACCATTGCCGCAACCGTGGCGAATATAGGCCCATATCGTTTGTCTCCCTGGGGAACGGAGCCCTGATATATTCGCCAGTTTGCTACATCACCGGCAAAAGTCGCTCCAGAGGTATGCGCATTTATAGCGATATAATAGAACCCGGAATCAAGCACGAGGTCTTTTACTTGGTAGCTGGTTGCAGTTGCCCACACGCCTCGGTCAGTAACAGAAGCAATAGACTCGATTATTTTGTCTATCGACTGAATGCCTTTTCCGGTCCGGGTAGTCACCACAGCGTTCGGGCCATTTACCACAGAATCCAGCTTTGCAGCGTTGTCCTGGGCAACGTCAAACCTGTCATTTGGTACTGTAAATTGAGATAGATCAGTAGCCATTATAAAACTCCGTCCTTTTCGTAAATTCGCTCATCGTATTGAGATAGCTCTATTGTAACACGGCCATCCGCGCCGGGCTTTTTAGTGATCACAGTCCAGTCGGAAGCGTTAACGTCATCAAGCACGCCGAGCAGATATCGACTACCCGCCTGGATTGCCGCTCCATCTGCAACTATGCCCGACCCTGCAAAAGTGGCGGTGAATTGCTTTTGGCCGGTTACCGTGGCCGCGACTGGCCCGAGCACCGCGCCCTGAGAGTCGGTTATGACAGCGAAAATGGTTCCCGCCGGAAGCTCGTCAAGGCGTTCGCTTGTGTCGAATGTGATGCCGTTGATCGCTCTTATCTCACCTTCGCTTATGTCGCCGTCGAAGATGTCAGTCCAGCCAACTCTGTCACCGATATCAACAAGCATGCCATCAGATAGAACTTTGTCAGAAACCGTTCGGCGCTGCCTAAGGATTTTCCTCACTTCCAGGTTCGCCCTGTCGGTTGCCTGCAAGACCGTCCTGCACCCGGCTAGGTCAATTTTATGCGGCCTGGCGCCTATTGAGCCCTCAACTATGGTTTCTCCAGCAGAGTCAATCTTGCGTTTAATCTCCGCCCTTTTACCGGTCACCGGGTCAGTGTATCGAAGAGCGATACTGTCAAAATCTTTCGGGCGCTGCAGCTTGTAGTTCTGTTTCTGATTGTCGCCGCTTGCGATGTTGCGCCGGTTGAATAATGCGCTCCTGGCTGTCTTGGCCTCATCCCTAAAGAATCGCCACACCTGGCCATCACGATACACGCCGACCCGGGCCGCGTTGCATATAGTCTGCACTCTCGACCCCAGGCTGATGTCTTTGTCATCGAAGGAATAATCAAACCGGCCAAGCTCCTGATCTGATAGCCCGTCTTGAATCTCATACAGAGACTCAAGGTCGATTTCATCAAGAGGTCGGCCTGCAGACACGTGAAGAGAATACAGGACTGCATCAGCGAATTTGCGCGCGGCCGCCAGGGTTGGGTTAAATCCACCCCCGGCTGTCCAAGTGGGTAGCTTCCGCGTGCAATCGATATTTATTTTTCGTTGCGATGAGCTGAGAGCAAAGTTCGTTGCAACGGTGTTAACGTCCACAGTGGTGATGTCGCCAAACCCGGCGCCGGAATACGAGGTCACGGCAACAGCATCCTCCCATTTAACCTGGTCCAGCGACGAGCCTGCGAATTTATTCGTGGTACGCCTAGCTCTGACTCTATAAAACCCGCCCGAAACTGGAACGGTAAATTTCTCAGTCTGGAATTGCGCATCAAAGGTTCCGCCCGTAAACGAATAATTCTCCGTATCAATGACGCCTGTCGGGGTTCCTCCTGAGTCTGTCTCTTGGATATCAGCCTCAATGTTGACTGTGATCACGTTTCCGTTCTGGTCACGTATTCCCCGCGGCATCTGGAAATGAAACCACACTTGCTCTGCGGTGTCAGCCAGCTGGAACCATCCCACGTTTGCATCTGGATCCTGCCCGAATCTAACCATCGTCGCTGTCGCATCATCTTCATCAATGACTGTTTCTGTGACCGTGAACCGGATGGCGCTTAGGGGAGTTCCGTCTATGGTCGGCAGGAACGTGTCCGGACCATGAGTGAGAACATTGAAATCACCGTCATTTAATGCAGTGTCAGCAATGGTGAATTTATTCAGAGAGTCAATACCCAGGTTTTCCTCAACATTCAGGTCGAACGAGTACACGACCATTGGAGCCGTCGTCACCCTGGTAAATGTCGCGGTCACCGGTCCCTCTGTAGTCACTCCGCTGGTCACATTTAGCCGCACTGCTCCCGCGTTATTGGTGATCGACGCGATAGTGAACGTTGCGTTGTTGCTGACCGTTCCTGTGACAATCAGCTGATCACCGGGCGACAGGTCCAGGTTATAGGCAAAAGCGCTGTCAGGTATGTCGATCAGATTTGTTGATGTGAACTGAACATTGGCCGGACTGTCTGCGTCGAGCTTATCTTTGAACACAAGCCGACCGATGCTTGAAAGCGTAGGGTCATCAGGTGCAAGCAGCTCCTGACCGTTGATGTCGTTTGTCTCCCTGCCAATCTGTAGGTCTGGAGGAATGTCGCCAGGATCACGAACGGTAGCCGATGAGCCGGGGATTCCAGAGAGAAGAGACTGGCCACTCTTGATTTCGTTTATCAGGAACTCGCCAACACCCAGGCCAAAAACTTCGCGCACCTGCTTTGTGTTCGCAACGTATTCGAATAGGGATGGCTGCAGCAGATCAGGGAATGCAATTATCCTTCCGAATACTTCAGGCATTGCCTGGTAAGGCCTGGCGATGTTTGTCTGTCCGCTTAAGGAATTGTTTGGGCTGTCTTTGCCTGTCTGACCCTGAGAGTTTGGGATTGAGGGCGTAGGGATCAAAATAACAGTAGCGACAGCTATAACAGCAATAACAATCAGCGCAATCGTAAGGGGATCAAATCCGCTTGGCCGGTGAACGATGTGAAGTACATCGCCATCACCAAGGATTCTGCTGCAGTCCTGCTGAGAAATCAGCGTTGATTCGTGGACGCTTCCAAGGTGTAGATCAGTCTCTATACCGTGGAACGGCAATTCAGCCGCGGTCTTTTTTGGATAGCCTCTTTCTAGATGGCTGATTATTGGATGCCCGGAATCAACCGGGATAATCTGCTTATCCGTTGGGGTGTGGATTACAATCGTTGCCGACATATCGCCAATATTCCAAACGTGAATAGAGTTTTTGAAGTGTGCGGATACTATGATAACCCACGCTTCCCGGCTTGTCGTCTGACCCTAGGCAATGCAGGCACCGACCGCCAGTAATAACCCCGACATGGGCCGGGATATCGCCATGGAATGCAGCAAAAACTAGCCCGTCAGATGGCCCCGGCTCTTTCCTCCACCATCCTGATTCTGCCTGCTGGAAAAACCCATCAGCTATCGGCGTTGACCCATCTGAGTAGCCGGGCACAATAGGGATGTCCAAGCAGTGAACGTGACGGAAAAACATCACTACCACGCCCCAGCAGTCCAGCTCGGCAAAGCTTTCGCCTCTGTTAACCCATGGCAATCCAACAGTCCTATTAACAAACTCATCAGAATTCATAGCGCCTCCAGACCAGGGAAATCCTCGAAAGTATAAACCCTGCTGATATCCTGGTTGGTTGGGTTGTCATCCTCTGCCGTTATGCCGGCACTGTTGCCGTTGAGAATAACGGATCCTCCAAATAGCTTGTATTTCTTGACCGGCTCAGTCAGGTCGTCGCTCAAATAATACCTGTAAATCACCTCGACAGAGCTCATAAAACCGAAGTCTTTAATCAGTTTCAGCTTGTCTTTAACGTCGCTGCCAACCCGCCCGAGCTGGATTGTGATAACCGCTTCAGGCGTGTCGGTCTGCGCCGGGTCTACCACATCGAAATCAAGCGCTGAAAATAGCACTGTTTGCCCCGCGTCCCGGTCTGCTCCTGATTCGATGCCAAGACTCTTGTCGGTGAAGTCTTTGACGAACCGGAGAGTACCAATCTGCTCATGCCAAATCTCGACAGTCTGTAATCTGATGGTGGCGATCGGCTTCTTGTTGAAGAAGTTCTGGATCCTGACATTTACCTCAGCCATTACGCCCCCGGCATTTCATTGTTAATGGCGCGATCTAGCGCAGCAGCGCCGCCCCATGTCTC